CAAATCCAAACGAACATGCGAATGATACAAAGAATCTAATACCCTCAAGTATATTGACTGAGATTAGTGCAAGGTACAATGCTTTGTACAAGTCGTAATCGTCAACCTTAAGACCTAAGAGTCTTCGTCTACCTAATTCAATAAACTGGTCGTATTTCTCTGTCACCATTTCTGCACGTTTGACAATAGCAGGTTCATCTAGTATAGTGTCAAAGATATCACTAGGGTCTGCATACACGTTCTTAATAATATGAGTGTATGAACGACTGTGGATAGTCTCCATGAAGTCCCATGTGATGATACAAGACTCAAGTTCAGGTAGGGACACAAAAGGTAGGAATGCTATGGATGGTGCCCTTCCCTGAACTGAATCAAGAAGTGTTTGATACCTTAAGTTAGATGTAAAGATATGTTTCTGTGCATCGTTCAATGTCTGATAATCAGAACGGTCTTTCTGTAGTGACACTTCCTCAGGTCTCCAAAAGAAACCAAGTTGTGTCTGTGTTAACTTATCAAATATAGGATATTTGAATGTATCAAATCGCTGTGTGTTGAGTGATTCACCAAAAAACAATTTCTGTTTGGTGAAGTCTACGTTGTTCTTGTTAAATACTGTCATTTATTTCTCTTTTCTTTCTTTACGTCTTCAAGTTTTGTTAAAAAGTCATAATTGTTACAAAAATCTGACCTACTGTTTTCAGTAATCCGATTTGCCCTCATATCATTAAATATATCCCTATCCCAATACTGAATAAATTTATAAAAATCCTTTCTAGACTTCTTGTTGTCGTCTGCAGGGTTGTATCTGTTACCTCTTCCATCAAACTCTAATACACAGTTTGGTGGTACTTCTCCAACCATTCCTAGTCTTTCTTTGTCATCTGCGTCAGCATATGGTAATTTAGTTAGACGACTTTGTCTGTTATAAAAATGCACAAACAAATGATAACTATAGTCACCAACAAATGTGTCCCTCCAGTGAGGGATGTTAGGCCCCTGATACAATAATATATCACCAACCTCTAAGGATATGCATTTTGCATTTTTTCTATTCCTTTGTGTAAGACCCTGAGTGATATTTATCAACTCTTGGTTATTATGAAAGTCGATGTAGTCTTGGTCATTTTGTAACCATATTTTCCATGGAGTACCATCGTCTGTTTTATAATCCAAACAAAGTGTTGCACTTACTTCACATGATGGTCTATCTGTGTGTGAAGTGAGATAAGCACCCCTCTCATACTTTCTAGTGTAAGAGTAAGTCTCACCTAGGTCAAGGTCAATTTTATCCTCTAATGCATCTTTTAACCATCGATGTAATGCAACACCCCATGGTGTACAATATCCACCTTTAGATTTGTTCTTTTGGTGTTCAGGAGTCATATGTGTGATGTCATTAACTTCACGATACATGATTGTATTATCCCAATCTTCATTTGCTTCAACCGTCTTCCATGTGTCTAAACACATGTTTATAATATCTTTAGGTATAAAGTTACGTAATACAACATATCGTTCTTTCATAAACTGCCATGTTTCCTTATTGGTCTCACCCATTACTTTTTTAGTTTGACCATCACTATGAATATATTGTATAGTTTTATCTTCTTCTCTAATTGGCATACTCTTTCCTAATCATCAAAACTGAACCATCCAGTTACTATTAATTTTTCTTGTTCTTCACTTACACATCCTCTATGTGTATGTGTCCATGCAGATGGCCATATAACTGTTTTACCCCTCTCTGCATTTGTTGTTCGTTGTTGGTAAAAAAATTCTGTTCCACCATCTTTCACATCATTTAGATATGTCATAAACACTAAGTGTCGTTTTCTAGTGGACTTATACCCTTCATTCTCACAGTGGTAATCATAATATCCCCACCCTTTATCGTAATACTGTACTTTAGTATTTTCAAAAATACTAAATTTATTTACCTCATTTGCAAACTGATACTCTTGTATATAATGATTCAAGCAGTAAAAGAGTTCATGGTAATACGTAAACTCAGGTAAATTATCAGGTGTTATTAATAACTCTTTTGATTTTTTCCTGTTCTCATCATATCCAAAACCAATCCTTCCCATGTCTGCATTATCTTTATTCTGTTCCCAAAAATGAACCAATTCTGATACTGCAGAGTCATTTACTTGATACTCACCTATGAAATCAGATTGCACATGCATCACAGTCCTCTTCACTTTCATAATCACTCATGACATTAGCTGCATCTTCTACTGCACTTGGTACGTCTTCTACTACATCTTCTTTCTTACCATCCATTGTGTTTTGGTAATATGAAGTCTTCCAACCCATTTTGTATGTGGTTAGAAGGTCACGTGCCATTACTGACACTGGGACTTCTCCGTTCTCATAGTTCTCAGGATTGTATGACCAGTTTCCACTGATTGCTTGGTCGAAGAACTTCTGCATCACTGCAACCACATTGATGTATCCAGTGTTATCTGGCATATCCCATAATAGAGTATATGCAGACTTCAAGTGTGAGTACTGAGGTACGATTTGTTTGAGTGTACCCTTCTTACTCTTCTTAACACTTAGATAGTCACGTGGTGGTTCAATACCATTTGTTGCATTACACACAACACTAGAACTCTCTGACGGCATCTGTGCAGTTAATGTGGAATGTCTTAAACCGTGTTTGTATATATCCTTTCTTAATTGTTTCCAATCCATGGATAATTTGTTAGGTACAATATCATCCACTTCTTTCTTATATGTGTCGATAGGTAGAATACCATCTGCATACTTAGTTTTTTGGAACCAATCACATGCACCCTTCTCTTGTGCAATAGTGTTAGATGACTTCAATAGGAAGTACTGAAACTTCTCTGTGAGGTCATGTACTAACTTCCATGCTTGTGGGTCATTGTATTTCACCTTATTCTTTGCAAGGAAGTGTGCAAGTCCAATGTATCCAATACCTAAACTTCTACGTGCAAGTGTTGACCTCTTTGCAGCTTCGACTGGATACTGTTGATAATCAATCAGTTCTTCTAGTCCTCTTACTGCAAGGTCACAGAGATTCTCCATTTCCTCATCCTTCGCAAGACCAACGTTGACTGCACTTAGAATACATAGTGCAATCTCACCTTCCCCATCAATATGTTCAATGGGGTCGGTGGGAAGTGTAATCTCTTGACATAGGTTACTCATGTTTACCTTGTCTTTGAAACTACTGTGCTCATTACAATGGTCTATATTCATGATATAGATTCTGCCAGTCTCTGCACGTTCTTTTAATAGGTCTGTAATTAACTCTCTTGCACTTATTTTTGTTTTAGGTATGGACGTTGCACGTTCATACTTTTCATATAACTCATCAAACTCAGGTGTACCAAATGCTTCATATAAGCCAGGCACATCATGTGGTGAGAATAATGTTATGTCATCATTTCGAAGGAAACGTTCATAGAACAACTTTGATAACTGAATGGAGTAGTCCAATTTTCGAACTCTGTTGTCTTCTGTTCCTTTGTTATTTTTAAGAACGATGATGTCTTCAATTTCTTGGTGCCAGATTGGAAAGTGGACAGTTGCACTACCTCCCCTGACTCCGTTTTGGGTACAACATCTGACTGTGGATTCGAACTTCTTGAGGAAGGGAATGACACCAGTGTGTTGCACTTCCCCACCTCTGATTCTTGCACCCAATCCTCTGATTCGTCCTGCATTGATACCGATACCTGCACGTTGTGCCACGTACCTACCGATTGCCATGTCACTGGAAAAAATACTTCCCAAGGTGTCGTCTGAGTCGACAAGCACACATGATGCAAACTGTCGTAGTGGGGTTCTAACCCCTGACATAATTGGTGTCGGTATGTTAATTTTGAAAGTTGATATTGCATCGTAATATCGTTTAACGTAATCAAGTCTATTCTCCTTGTATTCTCTGAATAGTGTCATTGCAATAAGCATGTACATGAACTGTGGTGTTTCATATACGGTTGATGTAGACCTATCTTGCACCAAATACTTGTCTACAACCTGTTGTAAACCTGCATAGGTGAAGTCCATGTCTCTACCATGTTTGATGTACTTGTCCAGTGTATCAAACTCTTCCTCTGTGTAGAGTGTAAGAATCTCTGCATCGTACACTCCATAATCTATATTTCTTTGTGTGAGTTCTAACAGTGACGGATAGATTTCACTGTCCTTCCACTTGGTGTTGAACACTTGTTTTTGAATTGCAAACAGAAGTAATCGTGCTGCAACGAATTGATAATTTGGTGATTCCAATGAGATTAAGTCACTTGCAGATTTGACTAGAATCTTTTGAATCTCTTTTGTGGTAATACCATCATAAAACTGTAGACCACTGTTCATTTCTACCAATGACTCAGATACACCTGTAATTCCTTTACATGCTTTCTCCACCATTCTGTGGATTTTTTCTAATTCAATTCCTTCTTTGGTTCCGTCTGACTTGACTACTTTGATGTCAGTATTACTCATATTTTCTTGTACTCCGTTAGTGTTAGTTTTGCAGAAAGGCCAGTATATGTACAAGAGTTAATAATATCGATAATCTCATCCACTTCCAATCCACCTTTAACCATGTCATTGATGTCTTTGAAATTACTGACACGTTTGTCATTCCAAATACAGACCTGCCATCCTTGGTCAATGACTTCGTCTATCTTTTTTAGTATTTCAGAACTTCTTGGTTCGTTGTCATAAATGAGTATCGCATTCTCTTTAAAACTATTATCAAGTTTTTTAAAATCACTACCACCTACTGCAATACTGTTGGGTAGGAATAGACTGTCTATTGGCCCTTCTGTGACATAAACAGTCTTAGACTTGTCCACATTTCTTATATTATAGATGAGTGGAACATCATCTAGGAATCTCATTGTGAGGTATCGTAAAGGTGAATCATTGATTGCACGTCCACTGACACCTGCTAATTCCCCATTCTCACTAAAGAATGGTAACACAATCCTAGGGTCATTCCCTAGAACTCTGTCTCTGTACTTACTACTTAAGT